CCCACCCCCTCCTCCACCTCCTCCACCTCCTCCACCTCCACCACCTCCACCACCTCCACCACCTCCACCACCTCCTCCTCCACCTCCTCCTCCACCACCTCCAAGTTGTGCTTGCGGAGATGGCACTTGCGGTGGTGTATTCGGTAATTGCGGTCCAGACAACTTCTGTCTGACTCAATGTGGAGAATAAAAATATAAAAGGTAAGGCCTGGAAAACTGGGCCTTACTACAAACAACTAACAAAGGATATAAATGTACGCACACATAGTTAAGAACGATGATCAAACTTGGGATATTTGGGATATTTGGCCAGATAAATTTTTTGTAAGTGTTCCCGATAGAAAAGCAAGAATTGACAGGGCTATGGACAGTGGTCTTTGGCTTGATGGTCAAGATGTAACTGAGTATGGGTTATCAGTTAGAGGTGGGTCTATTTGGAACGGTACCGAATGGACTGGCGGAGACTGGACTAATAGAACAGCAGAAATGAACTCTGGACTCTTTGCTTATGTTTGCAATAATGAAGTTATTGCTATGATTGTTATTGCAGCAGGAGCACCTGAATATGATCAGATTGAAGCAATTTTTCAGAGTGAAAATACACTCATAAGAATTCCAGAAGGCCAAACTGCAAAGCGTGGCGATATTTGGGACGGTACACAAGTAATTAGTGTATAATTAATCTATAAAGGGGCTAAACAATGTCTAAATGGAGTGAATGGAAAAAGGCTCAAGGAGAAACAAGACCTTGGCACTTATTAGATCCATCAAGATATGAAGAAGATCCAGAAATTGGAAAACAAAGATTGGAAATCTGCAAAGATTGTCCATTTTTTGTATCATTAACCAGTCAGTGCAAAAAATGTGGTTGTTTTATGGTAGCAAAAACTAAATTAAAAGCAGCCAAATGTCCAATTGGTAAGTGGTAATGAACATAGGGTTTATTGGATTAGGCAAATTAGGTCTTCCATGTGCTGCTGCTATGAGTGTAAAAACAGGCAAAACGATATATGGATTTGATGTTAATACTAACATACAAAAATATATTGATGATAAAAAGACTCCATATATTGAGGGTCAATTAGAAGAATACCTATCTAATGCTAAGTTTGATATAAAAAACTCTATAGATGATGTTTTAGATCAATCAGATATTGTTTTTGTTGCAGTTCCTACTCCTCACATAGAAAAATTTGAAGGTAGTTGTCCTGTTCCAGAAGATCGTGCAGACTTTAACTATGATTATTTAAAAGATGTAGTAGTCAAAATAAACAACTATTTGTCAAACAATATAGACAAAAAATTAGATATAGTTATTATTTCTACAGTATTACCAGGAACAACAAGATCTCAGATCCTACCATTGCTGACCTCTATAAGAGACGGTGTTAATTTGTTCTACAACCCATACTTTATTGCTATGGGTACGACTATTCATGACTTTTTAAACCCTGAGTTTGTACTAATTGGCAGGGTATCAGAAGATTCATCTCGCCTAGTATCTATATATAAACAATTCTTATCGTGCCCAATAGTAGAAATAACATTAGAATCAGCAGAATTAGTTAAGGTAGCCTACAATACATTTATTGGAATGAAGATTGTTTTTGCTAATACCCTTGCAGAAATAACAGAAAAAATTGGCGGTAATGTTGATGAAGTCACTGACACCCTATCTTTAGCCCATAACAGAATCATATCTAACAGATATATGAAGGCTGGTATGGGAGATGGTGGTGGCTGTCATCCAAGAGACCAGATAGCCATGTCTTGGTTAGCAAAGAAACTTGATTTGTCTTTTGATATATTTGAGATGATTGCAAAAGCCAGAGATGAGCAAACTCTATATTTTGCAAAAATATTAAAAGAAAAACAAATTAAAAGTGGTAGACAAGTTGTAGTTTTAGGAAATTCATACAAAAAGAATATAGGAATTACTGTTGGAAGCCCATCAATTCTACTACAGCACTATTTAAAAGAACTAAATGTTGATTTTATATCCTTTGATCCAGTTCAAAATAACGAAGAACTTGTTTGTGATGGTCCTAAAATATTTTTTATTGGCACACAACATGATGTATTTAAAAATCTATCAATTCCAACAGAATCTGTAATAATTGATCCATGGACAAATAAACATAAGCCAAGCATAATTAATCAGTATCTTGTTTGGTACAGAGGCATTGGAAGACCAGATTAATGAATTTAACATATGTTGGTTATTCTCAAAACGGATTAGGTAATCAGTTTGCAAGTTTACAAGCATTTGCAGGCTTACTTGGTCATTTTAAAAATAAAAATATTAACTTAGTCTGGTCAATGCCTCACAGAAATATGGAAGATCCTCAGCAAGCAGCACACAATAAAACAGACACTTCTAAAATAGATAAGCACTTAAATAATAATAATGTTCCAACCTTATTTGACTTAGTTGATTTTAATTACGATAACTATACACTACACAAGAATGACCACTTTATTAAAAATAGATCAAAAGTCAACCTAATTAATGCTCAAAGAGCATATATAAATGTGTCTGGAAATACTGTCAATGAGCAACATTTTGCGGGAAACAAGAAAAAGATAGTATTTGAAGAAGATAAACATAACCTTATTACTATGACTCTTATTTGGTACAGCAGATTTTTCTATGATAGATCTCAAGATATAGACAACAATTTAAGCAAGTTTAGATTTAAACAAGAATACTACGACCTTGCAGAAAAAATAGCAAAGCATTATGGAAAGTTTAACGGCACACAAATTAGAATTATGCCAGACCATCATCAATACTACAAATTTACTAAAGAATCCTTAAGTAAAGGCTTAGAGCAATTTGATAATAATTCCCTTCCAATTTTATGTAGCATAGATAATTACAATAATACATCTATAAATAAAGATAAACTCATTCTACTTGAAGATATAATACTTGGAGAATTTTTAAAAGACTTTAAACAACTTACATTTCAGCACAGAATTACAGTTGCCTTAATAAGCGCTCTTGTAATGTCCATGGCTGATGATTTTGTTGGAACTCCTTTTTCTACATTTAGCACAATGATTTACCAATTAAGAAATAACAAAATAGACGAAAAATGGAAATATTACCCATCTGATGATATTTTGTTTAACATTAAAGACAACCAGCCCTACAGTTGGTCTAACTATGCAAGACTATACGAAACAGGCTGGGAACGAGACTGGAAGGAATCAAAACTACATGTATAGAGGAATAAAAATAGACGGCTTTTTGACAAAAGAGCAAGCATTATATATAATAGAACAAGCGATTAGTTCAGATCTCTGGGAGGAATCTGGGGAGAGGTTTTGGACTAATCGTCTTATTAACTGTTCAAACATAGAGCGTTACGATCCTGAAGTAGCAAGATTGATGAAAGATGCTAATCGTAGATGCAAAGAAGTTCTAAAAGATAAATATGGCTTAGATTGTAAATCAGATACCTTGCAAATTATCAGATGGTTTCCAGGAATGGAACAACCACTACATGCAGACGACATGACTAACACAGAACATAGAGGATTTGAGCACAGACTGTTTGGCTCAATTATCTACCTTAATGATGATTATCAAGGTGGTAAGACATATTACGGAAACTTTGATATTGAAATTACTCCAAAAGCAGGAACATTAGCAATACATCCAGGAGATGTAGAACATTTGCATGGAGTAACTAAAATAGAGGGTGGAACAAGATACACCATAGCATCTTTCTGGGGCAAAGATGACCTATATAAATGATCCTGGATATGAAGTTCCAGATAATCATATATTAGTTATTCCGCATTCTTTAGATATCCCAGAACATGGCTATTACAAGGAAGTTATAACTCCGCTTGCTGGTAAAGTTAAAAGAGACTGGTTTACTGATCATTTTTATTACTGCCTACCATTAAATATAGGAAATCAGTATGGCTTTGTCATTAATTCTTTAATTGACTTTGAGGCATTTTGGCCTGGTGAAGAAGCACCTGCACAAATTACAATATTAAATAAAGACAATCAAGGTCGTCAAATTGTAAAAGATGCTTTCCAAAACGGCATCATTACAATTCAAAATCTGTTTGCCCTTAAGACTCCTCCAGGGATTAATCTAATGACAATACAGCCACCAAACATGTTTGTTCCTACATGTGTTGCCATGACTGGTGTTATTGAGACAGACAACATTCGTAGAGATTTTACCTTTAACCTTAAAATGACGCTTAAGAATCATAGGATTAAAGTAAGCAAGGGCGATCCTTTAGGAGCATTTATTCCTATTCCACGCAATTTTGTAGAAAACTTTAATATTATTCCTGCTACTGATATTTTTGATAGGGATGTAGTACAAATGGATGTAAACGAATCTCAGGTTCTTGGAATTGAAAGAAGAACAAGGGATAAAGAAAAGCCTCATGGCTCTGGAAGAAGATACTTTAAGGGCTATCACACAAACGATATTCAATATAATAATCACCAAAGAAAAATAACATAAGGAGAAATAAATGACACCTGCAGAATGGGCTGGCCTGCATCCAAAGGTTAGTTCTTCGAGGAATTAAGCCCTCGTTTGCTCCAGAAAAATTAAACACTTCCATACAATAAATTTTAGTTGCCTAATATAAATGTATTTGGTATACTAATGATATTCCATGGCAAAAGTCATGGTTTTACGTAAAAGCATGAAGGAGAAAAAATGGCAATTGACTATTCAGGCCTACTTTCGGATGAACAAAAGCGTTCAATCTTGACACAGAGATTGACACAATTTGCCGCAGAAGCTTATCAACATGAAATTAACAAGGAAGTTGCAGAAG